AGACGGATTGAGTTCAAAGTTAAGAATAAAGAGTTTTACTATCTTCATTCTGACGCTTACGAATACTGTGTGAGCAATGTTAGAGCTATTGAAAAGGTGGATGATGCTGTGCAATATGAGAAATTAGACGGTGACGGTGGTACTGCAAGAATTGACTTGTTCGATGCCAGCGTTTTTGCTTGTATTCAGGCTCTTGCTAACCTTGGCAAGAATCAGAATGTCATGAGCTTCTTTGATTAGGTGGGATATGAAAGATATTTTTTTACCACTGGATAAGCCTTTCCAGCTAGAGCTATCAATATTAGATCCTAAAGTTAATCCAGAACATTGTAGAATTGGACAGACTGAGAAAGAGATAATCGTTAATAGAAAGGAGGTGAGGAAAGATGGGGATTTTAGATAGAATTTTGAAACGTGGTAAGAGTCGAAGCGGAACGAATGTTATCACTCATTCAGATTTTGGTCTTTATATCGACGGTGATAGCTATGTGCCACTGGCTCGCAATCCTGATGTGATTGCTGCGGTCAACAAGATTGCTGACATGGTATCGAACATGACTATTCATTTGATGGAGAATACCGACAAAGGCGATATCCGAATAAAAGACGGACTAGCTAGAAAAATTGATGTAAATCCATGTGAAAATATGACTCGCAAAACTTGGATTTTCAAGATTGTGCGCGACCTGTTGCTATTTGGTGACGGAAATTCAGTTCTTCATGTTGAGTATGACCCTGTGAATGATTATATTTTGAACTTGAGACCATTCGCAATGAGTGAGGTCTCTTTCAAAAGTGATGATGTTGGTTATACCGTGAATTATCGTGCTATCGACTACAACCCAAGCGAAATCGTGCACTTTGTAATCAACCCAGATCCAGACAATCCATTTGTAGGAACTGGATATAGACTTGCTCTGAGGGATATTGTTAGGAATTTAAACCTTGCGACTCAAATCAAAAAAGGATTTATGAACGGAAAGAACGTTCCTAGCTTGATTATTAAGGTTGATTCTTCGAGTGGAGAATTGGGCACGCAAGAGGGGCGAGACAAGGTTGCTAAGAAATACTTAACAACAAGTCAGGCGGGTGAGCCGTGGATTATTCCTGATGCTTTGTTGAGTGTCGAACAGGTCAAGCCATTAAGTTTAAAAGATATCGCTATCAATGAATCTGTTGAAATTGACAAAAAAACAGTTGCTGGACTTTTGGGAGTTCCAGCTTTTATTTTGGGAGTTGGAAAATTCGACAAGGTTGAATACAACAATTTTGTAAATACTACAGTCATGAGTATTGCTACAACAATCACACAGACTCTTACAAGAGATTTACTTATTTCAAGTAATCGTTACTTCAAGTTCAACCCACGATCGCTTTACTCTTATGACATTACAGAGCTATCTACTGTCGCAAGGCAGATGACTAGTAATGCTGCTATGCGTAGGAATGAGTGGCGTGATTGGGTTGGAATGACTCCTGATCCTGAAATGGATGAAATCATTGTTCTTGAAAACTATTTGCCACAAGGCGAGCTAGGCAATCAGAGCAAATTAAATAAGGAAGGAGGAAATACTGATGCAGAAACGTAAGGCATATATGCCCACTCAATTTCAAACACGAGAAGAAGCTGACAGCGGTGATTTGATTTTGAGTGGGTACTTTATCAAGTTTGATGAAGTTACTGAATTATGGCCAGGCTACTTTGAGGTAATCAAGCGTGAGGGTGTTGAAAAAGCCATCAAAGGAGCTGACATCAGGGCATTATTCAACCATGATGATAGTTTGGTGCTTGGTCGGACTGGTAATGGAACGGTCATTTTGGGAGTTGATGAAATCGGACTTTACGGCGATATCATCATCAACAAAGATGATCCGCAAGCTGTTGGGGCCTATGCTCGTGTTCAGCGTGGTGATGTGATTGGATGTAGCTTTGGTTTTATCCCAATCAAAATCAACACGGAAGAGCAAGCAGATGGTTCGTACCTGGACACTATCTTAGAATTAGAAATCTTTGAAGTGAGTCCATGTACTTTCCCAGCCTATCCGCAAACGGAAATTGCTGCACGACAGAAAGACTTTGAAAGTCAACAGCGTGCCAATCGTGAAGCGCTGGACAAGCGCAAGAAAGAAATTAAGGAGAAATTTAATCTATGAACAAATTATTGATTTTGGGCGCTCGTATGCGCAATAAAGCAGATGAAGTAGTAGAGCTTGAAAAATCAATTAAGGAATTGAACAAACGCTCTGAACTTGAAGCTGCTAAATTGGAACAAGCTGGAAATGATGAAGAAGTTTCAGCAGTTGAAAAGAACCTTGAAGAAATTCAAAAAGAATTGGATGAAAAGGAAGCAGAAAAAGAACAACTTGAAAAAGAAATTGAAGAACTAGAAAATCAAGTTAAAGAACTAAACCGCAAAGCACCGACTTATCCAAGTCAAGAAAAACGTGGAGGACAGAAATTGGAACAACGTGACGCAATCGCTAAATACATTCGTACTGGTCAAACTCGTGACATCGTAGGTTTGAAAACTACTGATTCAGGAAGCGCAGCTTTAATCCCTACTGAAGTTTTGAAACCTCATTTTGTTAACAAAACACGTAATCCACTTTTGGATCTTGTGGAACGTGTGAAAGTTAACAGTGGATCTGGTAAATATCCAGTTATCAAGAAAACTGATGGTGTAATGGTTTCAATAGATGAATTGAAATCAAATCCAGAACTCGGAAAACCAGCAATCAGCGAGATTGATTATTCAATCAAGACTTACCGTGGATATGTCCCTGTGTCACAAGAAATGATTGACGACGCAGACTATGACATCATGACCATTGTTGAAGACGAAGTGTTCAATCAAGGTGAAAACACGGAATTGTCATTAGTTACAGCTGTCCTCAAAACAGCTACCCAAGCAGATGCTGCTGGATTTGATGGCATTAAAGATATCTACAACAAGAAGCTTAAATCAATTTATAAAGCAAGCATCGTTGTAACTAAGTCAATGTTTGCCGCACTTGACAAGGTGAAGGACAAAGATGGGCGCTACATGCTTCAAACTGATGTAGCTTCACCTACTGGCTATTCATTTGGTGGGAAAACAATCTACAAAGTAGATGACACAGTGTTTGGAAACGAAGGGGACATGAAATTCTTCATCGGAGATGTTACTGAGTTCGTCAAAGAGTTTGACCGTTCTCAAGTATCCGTTAAATGGGTGAACAATGACATTTACGGACAATTGCTTGGGCTTTTTATCCGTTTGGATGTGAAGAAAGCAGATGAAGAAGCTGGATTCTTCGGAACATATACTGATGTTGTAGCTTAAGGAGGTAGCGTATGAGCTATAAAGTAATTCGTCCTTTCAAGGACTTGTCTGATCCTGAAAAACATGACTACGCTGTTGGCGATATCTTTCCTCGTGAGGGATATGAACCCACAGATAGCTTTACCAATGGCCTTTTGACTGGTGCCAACACTGCTGGCTCTATCTTCCTTGAGGTTTTGGGAGATGATGAACTTAAGAAACCAGCTCCTGAAACAAAAGACGTTAAGGAAGAGCCCGCAGTTGAGCAGGAAGAAACAGTTGAGGAAACTACTGAAGAGCCTGCTAAGGAAGTTGAGGAGTAAACATGGACGAAGGTCAGCTTTTGGAATTGCTGAAGCTTAAGTTGGGTATTTCAACCGACTTGAGAGACAAGCCGTTAAAAAAAATCATTTCAAGTGTCATCACTGAATTGACCGATAACCTCGGTATCGAGCTTGTTGGTGAGCGTGCTGACCATGAAATGTTTATCGTTGACTATGCTGCTTATCGCTATGAGGGTGGGGTGGATATGCCACGTCACCTTCAATGGCGACTGCATAATTTACAGATAGCATCAAAGAAAGAGGTCAAGAATGTGGAATCATGAAATCAAATTGATCTCTAAAAAAGTCACAGGTAAGGACAAGTTGCTACAACCAATCTCTGAAGATGTTGAAGTTACTCTGTTGTGTCGTAAAAAGAAGGTTACTCGCTCTGAATTTTATCAAGCAAATCAGGCAGGTATAAAACCGAGCTTGGTCGTTGAGATTCGAAATTTTGAGTATGAGAATCAGGAGTTTGCGAAATTTGAAGGCAAGCAATATCGTATCTTGAAAACCTATCCTATCGATTCTGAAATTTTAGAGTTGACTTTGTCAGAGGTCTTGAAATGAGTAATGACCTTGCTGATTTGATAGCAAAAGAGCTTGCTGCTTACTCTGATGAGGTTACTGAAGAAGTGGATAAGATTGCAGAGCAGGTGGCTGATGAGACTGTGGATGAGTTGAAAGAGACAAGTCCGAAACGATACGGAAAGTATCGTAGAAGTTGGAAAAAGAAGAAGTTGGCCAATGGTTCTTTCGTTGTCTTCAACGCAGTTGCAAGTCTTACTCACATACTTGAGAACGGACACCTTTCAAGAAATGGTGGTCGTGTTGCTGGTATCGTCCACATCAAGCCAGCTGAAGAAAAAGCAATTCAGAACTTTGAGAAGCGTATCAAGGAGATTGGGAAATGAAGCTATCAGACTTTGCTGCTATTTTGGAACAGGCAAACTTGCCTGTCACTTATCGAGCGTTTAAAACTGGGAACGCTCCTGACCTACCTTACCTGGTCTATTATGAATCAAGTCCAGTCATCAATGCAGCTGACAACACGGTTAATCATCAGATTAAGAGCGTGACAGTTGAGCTGGCTTTTGAGAGTAAGGATGAAGATTTGGAAGAACGTCTGGAAGAGCTGTGGACAATCCACGAGCTCTTTTTCGATGTTCAAGAAGAAACATTTATCGAGACTGAAAGACTCTATGTCAAGTCTTATACGGTCTATCTATACTAAGGAGGAATGACATGACTCAAGAAAATAAAGTAACTTTTGGTTTAAAAAATGTTCACGTTGCGCCAATTAAATCAATTGGTGCAGATGGAGTGATTGCTTACGATGAGATTTTCCGCTTTCCTGGAGCAATGGAATTGACATTGGATCCAAAGGGTGAATCAACACCAATCAAAGCAGACGATATCGATTATCACTTTATGAACTCAAACGAAGGGTATGAAGGGAAATTCAAAATCTCTCACATTATTGAAATGTTTGCGACTAAGATTTTGGGTGAAATCAAAGATGCTCAGACAGGTGTTTTGACTGAAAAAGCTGATGCAGAATTCACATCATTTGCCTTGATGTTCGAATTTTCAGGGGACAAGAATAAAACACGTCACGTCCTTTACTATTGTTCAGCGAGCCGTCCAGGAAATGGTTCGAAAACCAAAAATGGGACAAACGTCAATGAGCGTGAACTTGGCTTTAAAGCAAGTCCTCGTCCTCTGGACTCAGTTGTTAAACGTTCTATCACATCAGCTGCTAATAAGGAAATTTATGACAACTGGTTCAAGAAAGTCTATGAACCTACTGCGGTTGCAGCTTAAGGAGAAGATCTATGCGTAAAATCGTTTTGGTTGGTAATCAGGAGTATGAGTTGGGGACCAACGGCTATACTCCTATCGCCTACAAGCAACAATTTGGGAAAGATTATTTTCAAGATTTGTTCTCAATGTTGAAAAATCAATCATTCATGAATGAATTGAACAAGCTGGAA